GCAGGAGCTTCCTCAAACAAATTGTAGTAAAAGATATTATCATGCTGAGGATAGATTGATGTGTCCTCCTCCTCAACAAAACATACCAGTGGTACAGTTTGCTTTGTTTCAAGATAAGTATCAATTAAATTCTTAGCATACTCATCATACAACCTTTTGTTAAAAGTCGTCAGAAAAAAGGTATCCATCAATAAATTCTCCATTCTTTTTTGTCAGAAAACATCTGTTCTACCAAACGTTTTTCAGTAGCAAAGTCATGTGGACTATTACTTCTATCTATGTACAATTCAGGGCGAGGCATTTGGATCTTCGTCTTCATGAAATCAAACCCAAAAAGATTTAACTTACAATCAATCTCTTTGTAAATCATATAGATGATGACAAATCCCTGTGATGGCATCTTCTTCATCTCTGGTTTGTGAATATTCCAAACATCATTCCAGTTGTACAGATCACCTTTGATAAGACAAGACTCAATCTCACTCTTGTTATTACCACCCTGTAGAACATAATAAAAGAACTTACTTGTTCTAAGATAATCACCAATAACCTTATCACCTACGAACCTATTGTTCATCCAAACCACATTGGTCTTAGTACCGTGCTTCTTAAAATCAATAGGATATCCACGATTGATTCTCATAACCACATCAGAAGAATCAATCAGTTCACCCTGCTCTTTCTCCAAAAGACTTTGAGCATTACCTACTAATGAAATAGATTTTCCCTGCAGATAATCAAAGAACTCCTTTGCATCTTCGTGTGTGATTACTCTCTTCATGAATGCTTCTCAGCACAGTAATTAATTTCTCCTTCCATAGTCTTAGCATAATCATCACTACTATATGTCTGAGCAGAAATCTGACCTTGGTGAACACGATTAGTAACCAGATCATCATGAAGATAAATTGGTTGTCCATGAGACTTATCCAATCGATAATACATCTCACAATCCATCATCATAGATAGATTTTCATCAAATCTTTCAGTAACTTTCTCTCTCTTAAAAGCTAGAACTGAAGGAGAACTAATAGAGTTGACACCCTTAAGAAGTTCATTGTTCCAAGTCGGCATCAAAGTCCAGTAAAAGTCACGTCCATCTGTTCTAGTGTGATTACATCCACATACCAACCAGTCACTATCGCTATCTGTAAGGGTATTGTAAATCTTTTCTAGTGCTTCATCATCATAGAAGAAGTCATCCTGGAACATAATCTTTACGACTTCACCAGTGCATTGCTCAATAGCAGCATTAGTGTTAGCAGGACCATTACCACGATTCTCTGTGTTACGAACATGCTTGATGTTCATACCTTTCTTCTCATAGTGCTTGACTACATTCTTAATGTCATTACCAACACTATGATCAGAAACAATTACTTCATAGTCAGTAAGAGTTTGAATCTCAATAGTACGAATCAAGTCATCAAGAAACTCTACACCACGACCATTATTTTCCCATGTAGGAATTGCGATTGATACTTTTGTCATAATACTTTCCACCTTTTTGGATACAAATCTTTTGTGTTCTTGTCTTGATTATTGGGTCCAAACCATTTCTTTGGACATACTACCATCTTATCAGGATTTTCGCAAAGCCATGCTCCCCACCAAGAGAATGTAGAGTTGGCAATAATGAAGTCAGTGCACTTAGACATCAAATACATGTCATGATATGCACCATTGTTCTGTGAGATAATAAACCTATCATCAGAGAACAGTTCTTGTCTGTCTGCCCAGTCAGGATCATCAGTAAATATGATAACTTCTCTTGTATGATGAAACTCTTTCAGTGCTCTCTCATAGTATTCAAGTGAAAGATTGTGATGATTAGCAGAGTTGATTAAGAAATCCCCACGACGAATATGAAGTGCAATAGGGTCATTGAAAATACCATCAATGATATCAGCACACTCGTCTCTAATCTGCTTTTTGAATGTGAAATCTTTCCTTATCTCATCAGAGATGTGTTTGAAATACTTTTCTGACTGAAAGAACCCAAAGATAGAAACATCATCTGGACACTCTTTGACAAACTCTTTACTGTATTCAAAGTGTGGTTCTTGTAGATACCTGTCCTCAGGAACATTAAGTATCCCAGTCTTGATATCAATATCAAAAGGATCAAATAGTTCTGTCCTTAATCTATTACCAAGAGCATCAACAAATATATCATGCTTGGGCACCATGTATTCGTATCCGTGCTTGGTAGCAATGCCTTTCAATGCGGCATACTGAAACATCTGGTTGCCTAGTTGACCCAGACGACCAAGATGATTAAACGCTAGCATCCGTATTCTCCAGTTTAATCTGTGCTTGAATCCACTTATATGTTTTGCGAATACCCTCCTCTAATGATTGAGTATAATCCCATCCAAGTTTCTCACGAATAAGATCATTATTGGAATTACGACCACGAACACCCAGAGGTCCTTCAATATGATTCTTTTCTACTTGCTTACCAGATACTCTTGCAGCAGTGTCTACCAGTTCATTGATTGTCACCATCTCTTCTGAACCAATATTAACAGGTCCAATGAAGTCAGACTGAACCAACCTGTAAGTTGCTTCTACACACTCATCAACTAACAAGAAAGAACGTGTTTGCTCACCGTCACCCCAGACATCAATAGTGCCACCTTCATTAGGAAGTCTTGCTACCTTACGACAGATAGCTGCTGGAGCCTTCTCTCTACCCCCATCCCATGTTCCCTCGGGACCAAAGATATTATGGTAGCGAGCAACACGTACAGGAATGCCATGGTTACGATTGTAGGCGAAGTAAAGACGCTCCGAAAAGAGTTTCTCCCAACCATATTCAGAGTCGGGGTTTGCTGGGTATGCTGATTCTTCACGGCAGTCTGGATTGTCTGGGTCTAATTGATTGTGCTCTGGGTACATACAGGCAGAGCTAGAATAGAAAATCTTAGTGTGGTTAGTTTCTTTTCTTTCGTTCTGCTTACGCTGACACTCTAATACATTCAGGTTTATCTGAACTGAGTTGTGCATGATGTCAGCGTCATTCTCGCCAGTAAAGACAAAACCTGCGCCACCCATATCAGCAGCAAACTGGTAGATCTCATCGAAGGAGCCCACCAAGCGGTCAGGAACAGAATGATAGAAATTATTACGAAACCCTCGAAATTCCAATACACGTCGCACAAAGTCAACGTCGCGAAGGTCTCCTTGAATAAACTCATGTGCTTGTGTCTTAGAAAACTCTGGTCGTTTCAAATCAACACCACGCACCCAGTAACCTTCAGAGCGTAGTTTTTTAACCATGTGTGATCCAATAAAACCACCCGCACCAAGAACAAGTGCAGACTTAGTATATTCAGACATTAAAACTATAATTCTTTTGTATATATTATATAAAAAAAGACGGTTGATGTCAACCGTCTCGTTAAGTATTCAGGCTCGCCACTTGTTCTTTATCTGGAAACAAGAAACCAGGCGGGGTTATCCCATCCGCACCACTTTGTTTTAGGAACAAAGAAACCTCAGGGGTCTGAGACCATCCCGACCAGGGCTAGTTTGAAGTCTTACCGAGACTGTAGTAGTTCCTGCTGACATCTTTGACGTAGCAAGCACCACCATCGGGGTCAAGCCATACAGTGTAGTCATGGTCTTCCATGGCAGTCAAGATTTGCATCTGATTGTCACAGAGATACATGTCTTTGTATCGCTTGGTGAATGAATTCATCTTCTGAATTCGATAGTCTGGTTGTCCATTTTCCAGGACACCAGACTCAACATAACGATAGGGAAACCGTTCCATAAGAACAGTCGGTTTCTTCAAGGTTTGCATCAGATAACCTCAACAGTTTCAAGATCACGAACAAGACAATCAACAAGAATCTCATAGTCATCCAGTTGATCGCCCGAGAATACTATACCCTCATTTTCATAGAAGCGGCGAACCTTTTTGAAAAGTTTCGGATTCTTTACATCAAGGAAAAAATCGCCGTTGGCAGCAGCACGCAGGGTGCTGATGTCCTTACTCTTGAATTTTTCAGTCAGTGCCATTGTTGTGTTTGGTTTGCCCTCATATTATAAAGGAAAAGAGGGCAGATGTCAATACGTTTGGAAGAGATGCGCTAACCCAAGGTATTCTGCTTCACAATACCTGTCTCTCAAAGCAAATTCACGGAACACAAAAGTGTCGGGATCAAAATCTGTTTGAGCAGATAACTCTCTGAGATACTGACGATAAGAGAGAAGTTCTGTATACTCTTCTGAAGTTAAACTTGTAGATGATCCACCCTCTACTTGATCTCTATGTCTTGTAACAAGCCAATCACTTGATGATAAGAACATACCTACCATCCTTTTTATTTCGTCTTCAAATCCAGCAAAAAAGTTAGCCATTTTTATCTATCTCCGTAAAGTGTGCCACACATGTTCCAAAGTCGCCAAGCTTGACCAGAAGCCCATCCAGCACTAGTCCATCCCATCTGATAATAATTGGCAAATCTCATTGTTTGAATCATCCTCAAATCACATTGTATATTAGTATTACCAAATGTATCGTTTAGTCTATCAAACATACTATAACTAGGTCCCTCATAATTACCCCATATATATGTCGTGTCAGTTATTCCAGCAATAATTGTCTTTCCAGCTGGTACATTGATAGCAGCTGCTCCAGCTTGTGGATAACCGGTAGACGATCTATAATTTGTATCACTAGTAACTGACGTATATGTAACAGAGTTTACTGTGGAATAGGTTGTGCCAGAACTATTTCCAGGAGTTACATAAAATACATTAGCACCATTATAAGTACCACCATAACAGTGATATGCATAATATATTAATATGGTGATATCACTACCACTAGTATTTCTAATTGGCAGCAACTTAACATTTACGGGACAGTAACTAGAACTCCTATTAACGTACGTCGTCAGTTCATCTACACCCAGAACGCTATTTTCAGCAAACATAACCTTTCTATGAGCGTTAGAAGATCTATTTCTTCCATATTTCGCAGCATTAGTATAGTACAATCCCGTATTAGAATTGGTTGTTGTTGAAATTAGTTGATTATATCCAAGTCCGATGCGGAAACTAAATTCTAAATTACTTACAGTATATCCTCCATTATTAGCAGGATAGTAATACTCATTTGAACCCAATCCACCATATGAATCTCTAGGAGCATATGGTGGGTTTGTCCAATAGTTTAGGGCAGAATTATATCTTGTATCACTACCAACGACACATGCAATAACATCAGTAGTTCCTGTGGTTTTTTCAAGTGAAAGTAAACTGCTATCACTACCACCGCCACCACCAGATCCATTAGCAGCAGCAGTAATACGACCTTGAGCATCAACTGTAATATCTGCACTAGTATATGAACCAGCAGTTACAGCAGTATTGGCAAGTTCATCTGGTCCAACAACATCATTATCGATAGTCCAAGTGGCACCAGAGTTTGAAACAGTGATATCTCCCTTGTCACCATCAGTAATTCCACTACCCCCACCACCAGTAGCAGTGATTGTAAGTGCCTTAGATAATCCTGTACCAACACCAGTGGCAACAGATTTAGTTGTTACTGCAATTCCAGTTCCAGCAATGATCTGTAGACTATCTTCGCCAACAGCGATTAGATCCTCTTGACCATCAACAAACCAAGTTTTAAAGGAGCTTCCTAAATCAACAAATGCTACTCCACTTCCTTCATCAGTAACATTAAATCCACCACCATTATTAAATCTAATCTCATTTACATTACTAACAGTTACATTAGTGGCACCACCCTGATTGGCAACCTCTTTTAC